CAGAAGACCAAGAAGCAACAGAAACAACGGAAGAAGTTTCTGCACAGGACATGGAGTCCGAATCAGTTGAAGTTGAAGCAAGTAATCCTGATGGATTATCTGCTGATGACTTAGTAGACCAAGACCAAGTAGAAGGAAACGAGGAACTTGATACATACACTGTCAAAGTTGATGGTAAAGATGTTCAAGTCACCCAGGATGAACTTTTAGCTGGTTACAGTAGACAAGCTGATTACACAAGAAAAAGTCAAGTATTGTCCGAACAAAGGCAGAAAGCTGATTTAGAATTAGCTGCCACTCAACAAGAAAGACAGCGTTACTTATCACAACTTGAACAATTTAACACTCAGGCAGATTCTAAAATAGATGAACTTGCAAAAACTGATTGGACACAACTCAAGGAAGAAGACCCAACTGAATATATGTTGAAAAGAGATCAATATAGAGAACTTCAGGAAAATAAAAGAATGGTTGAAGATGAACAAAATAATCTTCAGCTTAAATCACAACAAGAAAATCAAGCTAAGTGGCAAGAAGAACTTGGCAGACAGCAAGAAATTATGGTTCAAAGATTACCTGAATGGACTGATCCTGATAAAGGCCCAAAACTTAAACAAAATATAAAAAGTTTTGCAGTCAAAAAAGGATTTACCGAACAGGAAGTTAGTAGCTTAATTGATGCAAGGTCTGTAGATGTTCTACACAAAGCTATGTTGTATGAAAATCTTTTAGCAACTAAGATTTCTGGAAAGAAAACTAAAGTTGTTCCTAAAGTTACTAGACCTGGTTCTCCAGCATCTAAAGGTGAAATCTCTGGTGATAAAGTTAAGGCACAAAGAGCAAGACTAAAAAGATCAGGACACTTAAATGATGCTTCAAGTCTCATTGAGAGTCTTATGAGAAAATAGTCTAATACTATAACTTTTTTATAAAGGTAATCAAAAATGGCAATTTATACAAATGCGTATGAAACCTTCGATTCTGCTGACAGAAGAGAAGACTTGGCGAATGTTATTTATAACATCTCACCAACAGACACTCCATTTATGTCTTCTATTGGAACTGGTTCAGCTTCCTCTACACTACATGAATGGCAAACAGATGCACTAGTAGCAGCAGCTACTAATGTTGTAATGGAGGGCGATAATGCTCCTTCAAGGGCTTTAGTTGCAACTACTAAACTACTTAACTATACTCAGATTTCTACGAAACCTGTTGTAGTTACTGGTACTCAAGAAGTTATCAATAAAGCTGGAATGACATCAGAGATGGCTTATCAAATAGCTAAAGCTGGTAAAGAACTAAAAAGAGACATGGAGTTCGACTTAACAGGTGTTAATGTTGCAACTGTTGGTTCATCAGGCACAGGCCGTAGACTTAGAGGTCTTGAAGCATGGTGCAATACTAATGAATCTCATGGAGCTGGTGGTTCTACACACAGTACAACTGGTGCAGTTACAGATGGAACTCAAAGGGTTCTGACTGAAGCATTAGTTAAAGCAAACTTAAAACTTTGTTATGACCAAGGTGGTAATCCTGACTTAATGTTAGTTGGATCATTCAACAAACAAAAAGTATCAGGTTTTACTGGCAACTCTACTCGTATGGACATGGCAGAAGATAAAAGTTTAGTAGCTACTATCGATGTTTATGTTTCTGACTTCGGTGAAGTTAGAGTAGTAGCTGATAGAATCTTGAGAAGTTCTGGAAGAACTACTCATATCTTAGATACTGAAATGTGGTCAACTAATATGTTGAGACCTTTTAGTGTTCAAGACTTAGCAAAAACTGGTGATGCTGAAATCAAACAATTAATAGTTGAATACACTCTCGTTTCTAAAAACGAAGCTGCTTCAGGTAAAATTGCTGATTGCACAACATCGTAACTTAAACATTTCATAACCTCATAAGGTTATTGTCTAGGGGTAGGCTTGGTTTCCTACCCCACCTCAGATACATTAATGATGACCTTGAAGAAAGTATCGCTTCGGAACGAGGGTTATTAATATTGGAGAAATTTAATGAGAACATTAAATGATTATTTTTTAAAAGGCGAGGTAGCAAATTTATCTGCTGGTGCTAGTTCTTTTGTAGTTGTTCCTGATGGTGGAAGAATTATAAAAATTACAGCTATGGGTAGAGGAGCTATAACCAGTGCAGCAGCTGCATTATCTTTTGAGTTAGGTGGCGTTGCAATAACTGGTGGTGGCATTACATTCGCACACGGCAGTTCAGCAAACGGAACTACTTATTCATCTGTACCTACAGCACTTAATAATGTTGAAGAAGGAGATACAATCGAAATGATTACAGATGGTGGTTCAACTAACGCTGTATTAGCTGAAATAACATTTTGGATTAGGAGATAAAAAAAATGAGCAACTGGAGCTTTGGACAACAGGTTATAAAGAATCACACGATTACTGTAACCCAAACAGGTACAAACAGAACAGATGCTTTTAGTGCAGGTGTTACTTATGTAAGAGTTACATCTAATACAACAGAAGTATTTGTTGATTTTGGTAAAGCTACTACATCGGCAGTAGCAACTGGAGTGCGTTTAGTGGCTAACGAACCTAAAACTTTTAAGGTTAGTAATCTTGACAAGATGTCTTGTATTGCAGCTTCAGGTTCACCGATAGTTTACATTGAGGAGCTTAGTGAGTAATGAGTAGAAAGTTAGGAGATGGACAAACATTTCATTTTCATTCTGCTGATGGCACAAGTGCTATCCAACATAAGTCGGAAGACTTAACTAAGTTACTTGACCAAAATAAAAGATTGCAACAGGAAGACCATCATATAAAAGATGAACTTCGATTATCTGCTAGGATTCCTGTTACAATTTACTATGAATGGAAGAACAAATTTGGCGTAGATTTATATGATAAGAATCACGCACCAGCAGTTAGGAAATTACTAAACAGTCCTGACTATAGATATTTAAAAACAACATCGAGGGTAATCTAATGCCAATGGAATTTAAAAAAGAAAAAAACTATGGGGTACACAACTCATATACTGACATTAATCCTTATAAAGAAGATGAAGCAAGAACATTCCGAAATTTAGCAAAAAATACTACATTAACTGAAGAATACGACACAGGCACAAGTAAATATTCTGCAAGTTTAGGCAGAGATACTAGGTCGATAAGTTATAAAAATGATAGTGGTGTTAAAGCAAAAGTTAGTAGAGGAAAAGATGGAAAAAAAATTAAAATATCATATTCTGGGAGATTTTAATGGCAATATCAACATATGCAGAATTAAAAACATCTATAGCTTCTTGGCTAGATAGAAGTGATTTAACAGATGTTATCCCTGACTTTATTGCTTTAGCCGAAACAAGGCATAAAAGAGATTTTAAGATCAGGAGAATGGAAACTAGAGTAACAGCTAATACAATTTCAGGAACAGAATATTATTCTCTACCTGATGATTATATAGCTATGCGTAACATTAAATTAAACTCTGATCCTAAAACATCATTAGAATATTTAACGCCTGAAATTATGGACAGACTTAATGCTGGAAGTAGCACAGGTATGCCTAAAGCCTATTCAATAAAAGGCAACACTATACAGCTTAGACCTTTGCCTGATGGGGTTTACGAAATAGAAATATCTTATTACAAAACATTCGCAGCTTTATCAGATTCAAATACAACAAACGATATGCTTACTCATCACCCTGATGTTTATTTATACGGAGCGTTAGTTGAAGCAGAGCCTTATTTACAAAACGATAAAAGAATACAAACTTGGTCTGGATTTTACGACAGAGCAAAACAAGACATAATAACTTCTAATGAAAGAGATAGACACTCTGGTACAGCACCAGTAACAAGAATTGATTACGGATTATATTAATGACTACCTGGACTATAGTTGCTAATACATCTACTGGTTATTTTGAAACAGAAAATAATTTAGATTTATTGGTAACAGAAAACGAATTAGTTTTTCAACAAGAAGGGGCAGTAGTAATAGCTCCTGATGACTGGCAAGATGTACCAGCAACAGTAACCACAACATGGGTAATACAATAAATGGCAACACAAAAATTTAGTGATTTAACGGCAACAACAACCCCTAACAGTGCATCTGTTTTTGCAATAGCCTACGATGGCTCTAGTCTTGGCGTTACATTGTCAAACATTGCAGCTAACTTACCTGCTACAACAGCAACAAGTCTTACAACTTCTGGAAACGCTACTATAGGTGGCGACTTAACCATAACAGGCGATGATCTGTTTATGGCAACTAATACCAGTGGCGCAGCTTTAATAGCCGATGGAACGAATTTTAACCCTGTAGTTATATCAGGTGATTTAACAATATCAACAGGTGGTGTTGCAGCTATATGAAGTGGCGTAATTATTAACGCTGATGTAAATGCTTCAGCAGCAATAGCCTTTTCTAAGATGGCAAACTTAACAGCATCAAGACTGTTAGTGTCAGATGGTAACGGAGATGTTAGCGTATCAGCAGTAACTTCTACAGAAGCAGGTTATTTAGATACTGTATCTTCAAATATACAAACACAATTAGATTCTAAAGCAGCATCTAACTATGTACCTACAACGATTACAGTTGCAGATGAATCATCAGATACTACTTGTTTTCCTTTATTTACAACAGCAGCAACTGGTGATCTCGGCCCTAAGTCTGCTTCAGGTTTAACTTTTAATGCTAGTACAGATGTATTGTCAGGAACTTTTGCAGGAAACATTACAGGTAATGTAACAGGTAATACTTCA